TAAGGCAATAGATAAACAACAAAGTTTATTAAAATGGGGATACGAATGGATGATATAATAATGAAAAGGTTGAAATATTTGTGCTTGTTTGTATTGGGGTTTTGTATTGGATTTACAATTTCACCAAATGCACATGCATCTGACCCAAACAATGAAGCATTTTGTCTTGCACAAAATATGTATTTTGAAGCTGGTAATCAACCACTTGCTGGTAAGATTGCAGTATCACAAGTAGTAATCAATAGAACTGCACATATGAACTACCCAGAGGACATTTGTGGTGTAGTTTATCAAGCAAGATGGTCAGAGAATTGGAAGGGTAATATGATGCCTACTAGAAACCAATGTCAGTTTAGTTGGTTTTGTGATGGTAAATCAGACGACCCAGAGGACTCAAAAACTTGGGTACAATGTTTAACACTTGCAAGAAATATCATACAAGGTGAATATGGTGACATTACAGAGGGTGCAACGCACTATCATTCTGTATATGTAAGTCCTTATTGGGCAGATTCATTAAATGAAACTGTGAGAATTAACGAACATATATTTTACAAATGAGAAAAGAAGAACTTATAAAATTAATTAAAAATCTTCCATGTGAAGATAGGGCTGGTATCATTACTGCAACTGTTCATGATGTGAATGGTGGTAGTTTTCAAACAGATAGTATTAGATTAGATATGGATGGTGGAAGACTTATAGTCTGTCAACTGAATAGTCCTAGTTATGAATCTAATAAAAACAACTGGGAAAAAGAGTTGGAGTTTTACTGTTGACAAATACGAGTTTTGTGAGATAATAGATATATGTCTGAAAAAATAAATTACAAATACAATGAAGATGAACTGATTACTCAGTTTAAGGAGTATGTCGATAATACATATGAACAACATTACTCTCAGAACAAATATCAAGCAACAGAATTTATTATAGATGGTGGACATGGAGAAGGTTTTTGCATGGGTAACATCTTAAAGTACGCACAAAGGTATGGTAAGAAGAATGGATACAATCGTGCAGACTTAATGAAAGTTTTACACTATGCACTAATGGCTCTCTATGTGCATGATACAGTGGACAAGAATGAGAGTTAATCAAGAGGATATATTATGAAAATAAGTGACAGTACATTAGAAGTTTTAACAAACTTTAGTAGTATCAATAATGGTATTACAGTACATATAGGTAATGAAATCAAAACGATTTCACCTATGAAAAATATCTTTGGTAAAGCAACTATAGAAGACAATTTTACAAGTGAGTTTTCTGTATATGACCTTCCAGAGTTCCTTGCAACAATTTCGTTGTTAGGTAATGATGCAGAGTTTGACTTCGGTTCTAATTCTGTTAACATTAGTGGTAATGGTGCAAGTGCAACATATAACTATGCAGAATCATCAATGATTATTGCACCGCCTGAAAAAGATATCACTATGCCAAATCCAGAAATTGTATTTGATATGAATGATGACTTACTTTCTAAATTAAAGAAAGCAAGCTCGGTACTATCATTGCCTGATTTGGTATTGGAAAGTGATGGTAATGTTGTATCTCTATCAGTTAGAGATAAAAAGAATCCAACTAGTAATCAATTTACAGAAGTGATTGCAGATGGTGATGGACAATCTTATTCCATGAACTTTAAAATGGAAAACATTAAGATTGTTGATGATGAATATACAGTGTATGTTTCATCTAAAGGACTTGCACAATTTGTTGCAAAGAATAAAGGACTTGAGTATTTTATTGCACTAGAACCAGATTCAGTATTTGGTTCGTGATAAATACTTCTGTAGGTACTAGACATTGGTATCCAAGGGTGTTCAACTGTTCTCTCTCTGGGGTTGAACTCGGTTCATAATGGTGGGATTATGAGTCATCTTTATAATGAAATGGTGAATATATGAGTGATGAATTTTTATGGGTTGAGAAGTATCGACCAAGAACAATAGAGGATTGTGTCCTTCCAGCTGATATCAAACAAACATTCTTTGATATCAAAGGTGAAATACCAAACATGATTCTTACTGGTACTGCTGGTACTGGTAAAACCACAATTGCAAAAGCATTATGTGAAATGCATAATTGTGATTATATCTTAATCAATGGTTCAGAAGAATCTGGAATCGATGTTCTTAGAACTAAAATCAAAAACTTTGCATCTACAGTTTCACTACAAGGTGGAAACAAAGTAGTCATCCTCGATGAGGCTGACTATCTGAATGCACAATCAACACAACCAGCACTTCGTGGATTCATAGAAGAGTTTCATAAGAACTGTAGATTTATATTTACATGTAATTATAAAAACAGACTAATCCCACCTTTGCATTCACGATGTACTGTTATTGATTTCAAGATACCACCTAGTGAACGACCAAGACTTGCATCTGTATTCATGGCAAGACTCATGATGATACTTGATGATGAAGGTGTAAAATATAATTCAGAAGTCTTACAAGAACTGGTAATGAAATACTTTCCAGACTTTCGTAGAACTATTAATGAACTACAAAGGTATGGAGTAAGTGGTAGTATAGATGTAGGTATCTTATCTAATATTGCAGATGAAAGTGTTGCAGAATTATTGGGACACATCAAAACAAAAAGATTCACTGATATGAGAAAATGGGTTGCACAAAATGTTGATAATGACCCAGTAAGATTATTCAGAAAAATATATGATAAATTATATGATGTACTTGAACCACAAAGTATTCCACAGGCTGTAATTATTATTGCAGACTACAGTTATAAATCAGCATTCGTGGTTGACCAAGAAGTAAACATCGTTGCATGTTTAACAGAATTGATGATGGAATGTAGATGGAAGTAGAACAGTGGTTAGTATTAACAGTTTTAGTAGTTACATTATGGGCATTGTGGTAATATGTTTGGTATAGATATAGTTGTATTATTGGTGACATCAATCTGTATAATAGGTTCGTATTGGCATGGTGAGAAAGCTGGTATCAAAAAAGGTGCAGATGCAATGTATCAACATTTGTATAGTACTGGAGTTAGAAAAGAAGACAAAGTAATTGTCTGTTTAGAATATGAGGATAGAAGTGGCACTAAAGAGTTCTGATTTTTTTATCCAAAAGGATTGTGGAATAGACCATGAGTTTATTACTGATTGGTGTATAGAACATGAAAACCATCCATACTTTGCACATGATGAAGATGGAATTGCAACACCAAATCAATTTAGTGATAATCTTCGTGCATATGTTCGTGCATCTAAAGAAGGTGCAGACATGTCAGAAATGGAACACGAACATCAATTTGATTTAGATACAAAAAATAGTCAAGACTTTGCTACTTACAATCCATTTACATTTGGACTAAGACCATTTGCAGATATCTATTGGAGCCTGAATAAATTTTTCTATTCTAATCCTCAAGTAAGAGAAGCAGAACAATCATACTATATACATGGATGGTTTAATGTTTATAAGAAGAGTAAATATGACCACATACCTTTTCATAAACATATAGAATATATGCATCCACACATTTATCATGGATTCTATTGTGCAAATGTAGAACCATCTACAACCACTTATAGAATGGGCCCAGAACAACCAGAGAGTGAGTGGGTTGTCCATCAAGACTATGATGATATGTTGATATACTCTGCAAGTGGATACGAACACGCATCGTCTCCTTGGACAGAAGAAAAACCAAGAGTGACAATTGCATTTGATATATTTCCAGAATCAATTTATTTTAATGAAGAAGAAACAGATTACAATTGGAGTTTAGATGGTAAGATGTATCAAGCATTACCATTTCCAGATATATGGGCAGAAGGCAAATGAGTTATTTTCAATATACATTAGATGATTTAAAATACGAATCAGAAAAAAAGAAATTTGATTACATCACATTCTTTGCAGGCGGTGGTGGTTCATCGTGTGCATATAAACTTGCTGGTGGTGATGTAAGATATATGAATGAGTTTCAACAAATTCATGTTGACACTTATCTTGCAAACTTCCCTAACACAGTTCATGAATGTAAAGATATTAAAGAAGTCACTGGTAAGAACATTATGGAAATGACTGGTATTCAAAAATATGAATTAGATATCCTAGATGGTTCACCACCTTGTCCACCTTTTTCTATGGCTGGTTCTAAAAGAGAGGGATGGAATCAAGAGAAGATGGCATATGGAATGAAACAACAAAACATCGAAGACCTTACTTGGGAACAAATAAGAATTGCAGAAGAAATGATGCCCAAAGTTATTGTATGTGAAAATGTAAAAGGTCTATCAATGGATTATGCAAGAGACCATCTTAACAAGATGATTGTAGACTTTGAAAAGATAGGATACTCAGTTACATGGAAAATAATGAAAGGACATGAACATGGAGTGCCTCAGAAGAGGGAAAGAGTTTTTATAATTGCAGTTAGGGATGATGTATTAGATACAATTGGATTACCTTTTATGTGTCTTAGTGGATTGTTTCCAGAACCAACAAGTCAAAGAGTATCAATAGGTGAAGCTATAGATGACTTGATAGATGATGAAGAAAATATCAAAGATGCAGAATACCTTGTAGATGCAATGAACGAATCATCAAAATCACATTGGGTAAATGGATTTGAAACACATCCAGACCCAGACCTTGCACATTGTGGCCCTTGCAAAGGATTAGATGGTGTTAGAGACCAAATGGGTAATAGACCTTATATATCAATAGGTGATGATATTGTTAAACCTTGGTTTCAAGAACAAATTAAAAATGGTCACTTAGAACCAGAGGATGAAAAACATTCTTACTATATGTCAAGGATTGTTCCAAAACATTTACCAGCACATTCCTTAACAGAACAAGGATGTCAACCAAAGTTTATGGGTGGTAATCATTTCCATTATAGTGGTAACAGAATATACACACCAAAAGAAATGGTCAGACTTATGACACTACCAAATGATTATAAAATGACTGGAGACTATAACGACAAAGGTGCAAGAATTGGATTGATGGTTGCACCATTACAGTTATACTACATAGTAG